GGCGACTGGGCCGTTCGCGGACTCCTCTGCACTCCGTGCAATGCGGCGCTACATCCTGGCGCTGCTACCCAGCCAAGATTCCGAGCATTTGTCCGGCGCTCGTTTTACCTGACGCTGCTCGCCGAGTCGGCCGTGGCGGAACTCAAACCAGCTGAACCCCCGCTGGGCACCGTCATGCTTGATCAGGGTGGCCGTCCCTGGCGCCATGAGCCGGATTACCTTCCTGGTTTGCGCTGGTATCCACGCCACCGCCACTACCCGCAGTCGCCCCGGAGCTGGGTCTGGCTTCTCAAGCGCGTCGGGCCGCTCTATCTCCGTCCGCACATCGCCGCCGACGTGGCCTGACCCCATCCCCCCACTACCGAGGAGCCGCCGTGTCTCGAAAGATCCATCCGAACACCCTCAAGCGCGTGCGGCTCGCCGTGTACACCCGCGACGGGTTCGCTTGTCTGCATTGCGGATGGAAGCCGCCGATCCCAGACGGCTATGACGGCACTTACGCACTTGGCATTACCACTTACGACGCTTTCAAGAACAAATATGGGTGCAAGCTCCTCGAACTGGACCACGTTCACCCATACATCCTCGGTGGCAGGTTCATCATCGAGAATCTTCAGACGCTTTGTAACTCATGTAACGCCAAGAAGGGGGCGCGGGCCTGATGTCCCGCACCTACGCTCAGTTCTCGACGTCCATCTGGCGCGACGCCGATTTCCTCGCCCTCCCGGCATCGCTCCAGCGCATCTACATGCTGCTCAGCAGCCAGCCGGATATCAGCGCCGCCGGCGTGCTGCCCCTGGCGGTCAACCGGTGGGCAGGCAAGGCTCCAGACACGACGCCCGGAGACATCGTCGAGGGACTGCGCGGCCTTGCGGACCAAAGGTTCATCGTCTTTGACCGCGACACCGAGGAACTGTTTGTCCGATCCTTCGTGCGGTGGGACAACGGTTACAAGAACCCGAAGCGGCTGCACGCCATCCGTGACGCAGCGGATCAGATCGAGTCGGTAGGGATCATTGCGGCCCTCGCTGCCGAGTTCGAACGACTTGAGGTCGCGGAGGCCTTCCGCGGCCAGTGCTCCTCGCGTTGCCTCGAACCCGGCGAACCACCGCCCGTAAATAACGACTGCAATGAGTTTTCGCAGGTGGATAGGCAATCGATTGCCCTTATCGAAAACCAGGAAGGCGAATCGAACAGTCGACGGCGCGTACCTCAACCCTCAACCCTCAACCCTCAACCCGTTCCGCCCCCGGCGGCCCCCGCTGACGCGGAGGCGGCGCAGACCGAGCTTCCCGGCATGCCCAGCGTCGAAGTAGAGGTCGCCGTCGAGACAGACGAGCAGCGGGCGTGGCGGCTGTCGAGGGCGTGGCTGGCCGAGTGCCCAAGCCGGAACATCCCGGTCGTGAAGCGAGGCAAGGGTGACTTGCCGATGAAACTCAAGACCCTCCTCGTCGGCTATCTCGCTGCAAAGTTCGCCGAGGTCGACATCAACGAAGCCCTGCGCCGATGCGACAAGGCCATTCCCTCCGGTGACGGCCTCGACGCTGCACTCAAGGCGATCCAGCGCGCAAGGGACCTTCAACAGCAAGACCGCGGAGCCGGTGAGCTCGAGCGCCGCGGTGGCCCGACCGTCCGCTCCCCCGCCGACCAGCGGGTTGCCGATGCGATGCCGCTGTACGAGAAGTACAAGCGCCAAGAGATGGAAGAGGAGAACGCGCGTGGATAAGTCCGACATCGTGTTACTGCTGGCTTTCGCCGGCACGTACGACTACCGCAAGACCGGCGACGCTGACGTGGAGGCGTGGTTCCTCGCCGTCGGTGACCTCAGCTTCGATGACGCCAAGCAAGCGGTCGTCGCCCACTACCGCAATACCGACGTGCGAATGATGCCCTTCCACCTTCGCCAGGGCGTGAAGGCCATCAAGGACGAGCGGCGGCGCGCCGAACCCTCAGACGCCCGTGAGCTGCCGTCGCGGTTCGAGGACGACGAGGACCGCACGGACCGTGCCCGCCGCGGCTCAGCCCAGGTGCACGGAGTCATCGCCGAACTGGCACAGCGCATGCAAGACCGCGGAGAGCACATCCCCGGCGAGGCGATGGACCGGCTAAGAGAAATCACGGACGGCCCGGCGTGGGCCGAGATCGAGGGGTCGAACCGATGAACGTCAACGAGAACGCCCCGCCGCACGACATCGAGGCCGAACAGGCGACCCTCGGCGCGATGATGTTGTCCACGGATGTGCTGGACGCGATCGCGGAGATCGTGCAGGGGCGCGACTTCTATCGCCCCGTCCACCAGGCAGTGTTCGAGGCGATCGTGGGTTTGCGGGAGAAGGGCATTCCGGCCGACGGGACCACAGTGGCTGCCGCCTTGGCCGAGTCCGGGAACCTGGTGCGGGTCGGCGGTGTGCCGTACCTGCACACCCTGGTCGAGTGCGTTCCGACCGCGGCGAACGGCGTCTACTACGCGCGGACTGTCGCGGACCGGGCGGTGGCTCGGCGGCTGGTCGAAGCCGGGACACGGATCATGCAGCTCGGCTACCAGTCGGGTGGCCTGGCCGGCGGCGGCGTTGAGTTGGGCGACGCGGTGGACCTGTCGCAGAAAGCCGTGTACGACATCACCCCCCGCGGCGCGGACGACTACATGGTCCTCGGTGACATGTTGCAGCCGACGCTTGACGACATCGAGGCGGCGGCCGGTGGCGCCGGTTCAGCCCAGGGTGTTCCGACGGGGTTCGCCGACCTGGACCGGCTGTTGAACGGCTTACACCCCGGTCAGCTGATCATCGTGGCGGGCCGTCCGGGTCTGGGTAAGTCGACGGCGGCGATGGACTTCGTGCGGAACGCGGCGCTCCGGTCGAAGGAGGCGGCGGCGTTCTTCTCGCTGGAGATGTCGAAGATCGAGATGATTATGCGGCTGTTGTCGGCCGAGGCGAGGGTGCCGTTGCACGTGCTGCGGTCTGGACAGTTGACTGACGACGACTGGTCCCGTCTGGCGCGCAGGATGGGTGAGATCGGCGATGCCCCGATCTTCGTGGACGACACTCCGGCGATGGGCTTGGCGGAAATCCGGGCGAAGGCGCGTCGGCTGAAGCAGCGCCACGACCTGAAGCTGTTGGTGGTGGATTACCTGCAGTTGATGACGTCGCCGAAGCGGACGGAGTCGCGTCAGCAGGAGGTGTCCGACCTGAGTCGGGGGCTGAAGTTGCTGGCGAAGGAGCTGGATATCCCGGTGATCGCCGTGTCGCAGTTGAATCGGGGTCCGGAGCAGCGTTCGGACAAGCGTCCGCAGATGTCGGATCTTCGCGAGTCGGGTTCCCTGGAGCAGGACGCCGATGTGGTGATCTTGTTGCACCGGGATGACTACTACGACAAGGAATCTGCACGGGCGGGCGAGGCCGACTTCATCGTGGCGAAACACCGAAACGGCCCGACGGACACGATCACTGTGGCCGCCCAGCTGCACCTGTCCCGTTTCGTGGACATGGCTATCCAGTAGATCACTGACGGGGAGCGGCCTGCCGATAACAAGCCGCTCCCCTTCCGCCTGTTCTACCCCACATCCAAGATCCAGCAAAGGAGAACGTCATGCCCCCAGCCCGATTCCTGCTCGACAACGACGACGACGGCCATTGGTACCTGATCCCGGTCGAGCTTCACCAGCAGTTCACGGAGTACGTCTGCGGCGAGCGGGAGATGGACCTGCCCGACGGCGTGATGGCGCTCGGCAGTGGTCCAACCACGGTGACGTTCGAGATGCCCGAGTACTTCGGTAAGTCGGTCGCATGACCACCGAACCCACCATCCTCGACATCGTCGCCAGCTTCATGGCCGACATCCCCACACGGGTCCGCCCTGAGTTGCACGTCGCCGAACCGGTGTGGAGGTTCCTGCTGGACCGCTACGTGCCACTGATTCCGCGGGGGGCGACCAGCAGGCTGATGGAAATGCCCGTCGTGATTGATGACGACCTGACCGGTGGGCAGTGGCAGATCCGGGAGAACGGCGAGGTGTCCTCGTCCGGGGACATGGCGCCCGCACCCGAGGGGATGACGGTCTCGTATTCGCCTATCAGCGGGTGGATCGCGATCAGGTCCGACCTGCTCCAGGAGTGGTCGCGGTGACCGCCGTCGACCCGCAGCCTGGCGACTGGGTGTTGATCCGCGCCAAGGTGTTGGAGCGGCCGTTCCCGGAGACTGTGCTCGTCGAACTCTGGTCGAAGACCGACCAGTACCAGGCGCACGTACGCCCGGACCTTTGCGTCCAGATCGTGCCGAAGCCGATCCCGGACGAGCCGGCCGAGGGCGCGGTGGTGATGTTGAACGCGGCCGCCTACCAGCGGGTGGGCGGCGAATGGTTCCGGGCCGGGTACAGCGAGGGCTACGCCTGGGAGCAGCTGCACCGGTCCGGCGACGCCGCCGTCGTGTGGCCGTAGGTGTTCCCCCACCCAACCCCGATCGCTACGAAGCCGTGTCGCCGGTGCGGTGTCCCGGCCCGCCTGGATCGGATGACGCAGGGTTTGGGTGAACGGTGCGCTCGCAACGCCGGTCTGCTGGGTCGTAGCACCGACACGGGTCAGGATGGGCCCGACCTGCTGGACCTGATCGAGGAAGAACCGGAGGACCACTGCGATGGCTGGGACCGCTGAACCACCCGAGCACCGTGCTTGCCGTACCCGGACGACCCGGGAACGCCGTGGTGTGGAGCAGGCACTGAACGAGTGGCGGTTGGGTGACTCGAACCGGCGGAACGTGTACGTCGGTAACCGGCACGTCGGGGTGTTCTTCGACCCGGAGGTCGCGAAGGCGGTCGGCGCGGCGATGAACGCCGTACATAAGGGCACCGAAGACGGCACTGAGAGCTCCGTGGAGGCGTCAGGCCCAGTGGATGCCGACCCCAGTTTCCCCCAAGCCCGCAGAGACGCTCTCTGGGTTCTTCGGGCGTTCGGAGTGACAGACCGTCGGTAGGCGCCGAACGCTGTGGCAGCATGTCCCCGTGCATCCCGATAACGACCACCCCGCCTGGCGTAAGTCCACCCGCTGCGGCTCCGCCACCTGCGTCGAGGTCGCGGAAGTAGGCGACCGGGTCCTGGTCCGCGACTCGAAGAACCCCGACCGGGCGTCGCTGTCGTTCACGAAGCTGGAATGGGACTCGTTCCAGGACGGACTTCTCGCCGGCGACTTCCCGACCTGCCTGACCGGTCTCGAAAGTGGACTTAAAGCTTCCCCACGGATGAATCCGGGGGATTTCTGACTCAAGCCGCATCCAACCGCACCCCGAAGGGAGCGATCGCATGTCTTACGCCGTCAACACCAGCACGGTCGCTCTCTACCGTGGCCAGAATGACTCTGGCAGCATTTTCGTCGCGTCCGAGACAAAGGCCGCAGGACGTACAGACGAAGATTCTCTCGTGCAGTTCCAGCTTCCGCTTGGCTCTCGCGAAACATCCACTGCACGTCATCGTGGTGTAGGCGGGCGGTACCAGCACCACCTTCCGGCCCGCCCGCATGCCACGTTCGATCAATTCCCGTTTGGTCGCTCCAATGGCGGCGTCGGCGGCCTTACGCGCCATCGTGGTCCGGGCCAGGAACTTCGGTTTGAAGTCCTCGACCGCGATCGTCTGGTGGTTGTCGACCACGGCTTTCGCCCATTGCCGGGCGGTGTGCTGGTTCTGCCGGGCCGCCTTCTTGTGCAGCTTCGCGGCCTGCCGTTTCGCACGCTGGTAGCCCTTCGAACTGGCATGCCCGCGCTGCGGGGCGCGGCGGGCCATCTTCCGCTGCACCTTCGCCAACTCGGCCGCGCAGCGCTTCCGGAAGCCGTGGTGCGGCAGGTCAAAGGCCGGGTCGCTCGTCGTAGCGGTAGTGGTCACGCCCCAGTCGATACCGATCCCGGCCGTAGCTTCGGGGGATTCGACTTGTTCACGGCGGACGACGAACGACGCGTACCAGTGCCCGAGCGAATCTTGGAACACGCGGACGCTTGTCGGCGCGCTGGGCAGATCACGCGACCACACGACCGGGATGGTGACCTTGCCCGGCAGGCACAGCCGACCGTCTTTGAGGGAGAACCCGCGTGTCGTGTAGTCGAGAGTCGGCAGCGTCCGGTTGCGCTTTTTCAGCGTCGGACGACCCCGGCCTTTGACCTTGTACGAGGCGTTCATGGCGAGTCCGTAAGTGCGCAGGACTTGCTGTTGTGCGACCTGCGATCCGTCCCGCAGCCACGCATTTGCGGCGCGAGCTTCGGTCAGAAGTTTGCACAGTTTCGCGAAGGTGGGTTTGCGTCCGGTTTTCTGCTGGTGGACGGCTTCGTTCCACAGCCAGCGGCAGCGTCCCCACTCAGCAATCAGTGCGGCTTCGGCTCGTGCGCCGGGGCGCAGCCGATAGTTGTACCGCACTGTTTCTTCCACACCCGAAACTATACAGCACTCAGCTATATAGTCCTCGTATGGATGAGGTCAGGTCGAACAACAATGTCGTCTACCGCTGCCACTACCACGTCGTGTTCTGCCCCAAATATCGACGCCCGGTCATCGTCGGCGCGGTTGACGACCGCCTCAAAGAGATCATCCGAGAGGTGTGCGCCGAGCGCGACGCTCCCATCGGGGCGATCGAGACGATGCCGGACCATGTGCATCTGCTGGTCACCTGCGAGCCGCAG